GTGGACGCAATCCTAATATGCAGAATATGCCTAGAGGTGGTACCTTTCCTGTGAAGAAAGTATTTGTGTCTCGTTGGGATAGCGATACGTTTGGACTGAAGGGTAAGATACTTGAAGCAGACTTTGCACAGCTAGAATTTAGGGTGGCAGCATTACTGTCCCAGGATAAGGTTGCTATGGAGGAGGTGTCTACCGGATTTGATGTCCACTCCTACACGGCACAGATCATCACTGAGGCCGGGCAACCTACGTCTAGGCAAGAAGCTAAGGCACATACCTTTGCGCCTCTCTACGGGGCTACAGGCTTTGGTAGAACGAAAGCTGAGGCTGAGTATTACACACACTTCATGGATAAGTACAAAGGTATAGCCAGATGGCACAAGAAACTAGGCGATGAAGCAATAAACCTGGGAAGAATAAAGATACCTTCGGGTAGGCAGTATGCTTTTCCTGATGTAGAGAGAAGGGCAAGTGGAACTCCAACACACTTTACCATGATTAAGAACTATCCGGTCCAGGGATTTGCCACCGGGGATATAGTTCCTATTGTATTGTTGGAGATAGAGAGTAGATTAGAGAGTAATAGTTTAAAGAGTACGCTAGTAAACACAGTGCATGACTCTGTGGTGTTAGACGTTCATCCATTAGAGGAAGATGCTGTGCTAGGTATTATCAAAGATGTTAATGATAATCTAAAAAAGATTATTGAAAGACACTATGATATAGAAGTTAATGTCCCTATGTTATTAGAATCAAAAATAGGGGATAATTGGCTTGACGTAAAAGATGTAGTCTGATAAAATTCGTTTTATAATTTAGGAGTAAACAAACGTGGAAAATAATTTAGCTATAATAGGAAAGTCCCCGTCAGATTTAGCAGAACTGATGGGTATGTCAAACACACCTGCACAAAGCACATCAGCTTTGGCAGAGATTAAACAGGTTCATCAGAATGTGATGGGCACAAAGGAAGTAGAGGGCGAGACTATGGAAGTTGCCATAGTAAAAGCCGGGGCTTTCTCTGTGACTTTTCCTGATGAAACTATTTATTACAGTGATAAGGTAACTATAAGACCTTTCATGCAACGCTTTCAGTTTCAGCGATACGATAAAAACTATCAAAGACCTGATGGTGGGGAGGGCCGTATGTTACGCACTGTAATGGCAACGTCTTTAAATGGCGACTTGAAGGATAACTACGGAGGCTTTAACTGTGGTAGGCCATCAGGTTACGTCAAGGATTTTAATGCGTTGCCACAAGAGACACAAGAACTGATGAGAGCAACCGATAGGTTTAAAGTTCTCTTTGGTCTGTGTACACTCGACAAAGCCAAGGATGCTAATGGTAAACCTGTGGATGTTAAAGAGTTTCCTTTCCTGATGCGAATAAAGAACAGAGATAGTTTCAAAGCTACCACTGATATCTTTAATCAGATTCAGCGAAAGAATAAGCTGCCTATTCAACATCTGTTGCATCTTGGGTCAGAAGTAAAGAGTATACCTAGTGGGGCTACTTACGCTGTTCTAAAGCCTAAGCTAGGTAAAGCAGTAGAGATTACCACTGACGATCAGGAAGTGTTGAATAACTTTGTTGAGTGGGTTGAGTCTATGAACGCCATTACTATCAGTAAATGGGAGGAACATAAAAGACCTGATGAGTTGTCCGATCAGGAATCTGAGATTGTTTCTAACATTGTCGAGATAGAGGAGTAGTAGATGAACCATCCTGCAGAATTGGCGATCCATTCTTTCTTACAGAAGGTAACTGAGGGTAAGTCTAGTGTTGATGGAGACATACTCGACATGGTTGCTCAAGACGTAAGGGATTCTTTGGCTCGTCAGTTCTCCGGGGAGAAGAGATCTTTTAAACTTCGTATGTCTAATATAGGACGTAAGAAGTGTCAGCTTTGGTTTGAAAAGAATCAGCCTGATGAAAAGATACCTAACTCCCCATACTTTCTTATCAACATGATATTGGGGGATATAATCGAGGCTGTTTTTAAAGGGCTATTGAGAGCAGCTAAGGTAGAGTTTAGTGATAGTGAACAGGTGACACTAAAGCTAAACGATATGTCTGTTGATGGGACGTATGACCTTGTATTAAATGGGAGAGTTGATGACGTTAAATCAGCTTCTCCTTGGGCATATGAGAATAAGTTTATTGATTTAGCAACACTACAGGGTAAGGACAGTTTTGGATACGTATCTCAGCTTGTCGGATATGCCAAGGCTAAGGGGATTCCTGTTGGTGGATGGTGGGTAGTAAACAAAGCGAATGGAAACTTTAAGTATGTCAGCGCAAATACTGTTGATGTAGATAAAGAGATGGAGCATATACAAAACACTGTGGACTACATTAATAACGATGAGCCCTTTGAAAGATGCTACGAGCCCGTAGAGGAGACGTACTACGGAAAACCTAGTGGTAATCTTAAGTTGGGCGTTGAGTGTAGTCTGTGTTCCTATAGGGAAAAGTGTTGGGACCTCCAGGTTCTACCATCTAAAGTTTCTAAGTCTGCTAATCCACCTCTTATAAATTATATAAAGTTAGCCGATGCCCAAGATACAATTTAGGAGCAAGTTTGAGGAGAGCGTAGCCAAAGAGCTGCGCCTCCTTAAGCAAAGGATTCGATATGAAAAAATGTCAATCAAATACGCAGTGCAAATGTTCAGGATCTATAAGCCTGATTTTGTTCTTAACAATGGTATTATTATTGAAGCGAAAGGGTGGTTCAGGCCAAGAGATAGGGTTAAACACCTCCTAATACAAGAGCAGTATCCAGACTTGGACATACGCTTTTTATTCCAGAACGCCTACAATTTTATAAACAAAGGATCATCAACTAGATACTGTGATTGGTGTGACAAATACGGATTTAAATGGACAGATAAGGAGATACCTAAAAAATGGTTGACAGAAAAGAAGAAGCGAATACAACTAGGAACACTAAACAAGTGGAAGTAGACAGAGTTAATAATCCACCACACTATACTACGGGATGTATAGAGTGTATTGATGCTATGGAAGCTATGATGCAGGGCTCTACTGTTGCGCCTATAGTAGGTAACTGGTGGGGGAATGTATTTAAGTATGTGTGGCGATGGGACAAGAAGGGCACACCTTTAGAACAGCTACACAAAGCTAGATATTATCTAGATAAAATGATAGAATATGTAGAGAAAGAAGAAAGCGATGAAGTTTAAGATAATAGCAGAAGTAGAAATAGACGATGAGTCTAGTCATCTACCTGTGACCTGTGATGCTGCCTCTAAGAAGAAGGAGGGAGAAAAAGTTGTGTCTGATATTATTAAAGACTTGCTCTACGATATAGACGATATTGAAATCAACAGTGTAAAGGTAACAAAGATATGAACGACTATCAAAAATTTATAGCTGTATCTAGATATGCTAGATGGCTACCAAACGAAAATAGAAGAGAAACATGGGAAGAAACTGTTAACAGATATGTCGATTTTATGTCTGTAAAAGTAAAAGGACATCTACCCATACCACAACTAAAAGATGCTATAACTAAACTAGAAGTCATGCCCTCTATGAGAGCACTAATGACAGCCGGGCTTGCGTTAGAGAGAGACAATACAGCCGGGTACAACTGTAGTTATTTACCCGTGGATGATCCAAAGTCTTTTGATGAGGCTATGTATATACTACTATGTGGAACGGGTGTTGGCTTTTCTGTGGAGAGACAGTATGTTAACAAACTTCCTGATATACCAGAACTATTAGAGCCCGTTGATACAGTCATAAAAGTACAGGACAGTAAAGAGGGATGGGCAAAATCATTACGTAAACTAATAGGACATCTCTATATGGGAGAGATACCTTCCTGGGATGTATCGAATGTTAGACCTGCCGGAGCCAGGCTAAAAATATTTGGAGGTAGGGCATCCGGTCCTGGTCCCCTTCTTGATCTGTTTAAGTTTACTGTAAGTTTGTTCAAGCACAATGCCGGACGTAAACTATCAAGCTACGATTGTCACAACCTTATGTGTAAAGTTGGAGAAGTTGTAGTGTCTGGTGGTGTTAGACGTTCAGCTATGATAAGTTTGTCTAATCTATCTGACGGGCGTATGCGTCATGCTAAGTCTGGACAATGGTGGGAAACGGCACCACAGATGGCACTAGCTAACAACTCTGTGTGCTACACTGACAAGCCGGACGGGGAAACATTCTTACGGGAGTGGACATCTCTTGTGGAGTCTAAGTCGGGAGAGCGTGGTATCTTCAATAGGATATCGGCAAAAGAACAGGCAAAGAAGTTTGGCAGAAGAGATGCTGACTATGAGTTTGGCACTAATCCTTGCAGCGAGATTATACTTAGACCTTATCAGTTCTGTAACTTAACAGAAGTTGTAATACGAGAGAAGGATAAGTTTGACGATCTAAAAAGAAAGGTAATGCTTGCTACTATACTTGGCACAGCCCAGGCTACCTTGACTAAGTTTCCATATCTACGTAAAGTGTGGAAAGACAATACTGAAGAGGAAAGACTATTAGGTGTTAGCCTTACAGGTATAATGGATAATGAATTAACAAGTGGGAAAAAACATGGACTCGACAAGACGCTTGAAGCCCTTAGACAAATCGCAGTTGACACAAATAAGGAATGGTCCGATATCTTCGGTATTCCACAGAGCGCAGCAATTACGTGTGTCAAACCAAGTGGAACAGTATCGCAACTTGTTGACTCAAGCAGTGGTATACACCCTCGTCATAGTTCTTTTTACATTCGGACTGTGCGTGGGGATAATAAAGATCCTCTCACTCAGTTTATGATTGACAGCGATATACCTAATGAACCAGACGTAATGAAGCCAGATACACAGACAGTATTTAGCTTTCCTATGAAGTCTCCCAGGAAATCTGTCATCAGGGACGATATGACGGCCATAGAGCAGCTACAAACGTGGCTCACATACCAGAGGCACTGGTGTGAACACAAGCCGTCAGTGACCATTTCTGTGAGGGATGATGAGTGGATGGAAGTGGGAGCTTTTGTATTCAATCACTTTGACGAGATGTCGGGTGTGTCTTTCTTACCACACTCCGATCATACTTATCAGCAAGCACCCTATCAAGAGTGTGCAGAAGAGGTATACAATGATTTTAGCAGTAAGTTCGGACATATAGATTGGGGCAAGTTTCAGAGTTATGAGAAGGAAGATAATACGCAATCTTCTCAGACATTCGCTTGTTCAGGCGATGCGTGTGAAATAGTAGATATAGGGAGTTAGTAATGAGTGCGTTTGTTATATACGCTACTATATTAATAAATGGTATAGTCAGTGTAATAGAGTATAAAGGTCAAGATTTTGTGGACCAGG